TCACCCCATTGTGTTGAATCTGACGCTGGCTTTTACCAACGCAACCGCACGAATTGAATCCCTCGGAATTTCTTGCGGGGCATGGCGGGGATTGTGGCTTACCAACCGCACAAATCCTTCAACCTCTGACTTCTGTACATATTTGATAGTGATATAATCCTCACCGTCAAGCGTGAAAGATAAAAGATACATTTCGCCCCACAGCAAACAACCGCTTGCGTTGTTGATCTCCTTATATAGAATAATATCGCCGCTTTTGAGAAGCGGGTACATGGAATCCCCCCGAACATATATAGCCCCATCGCAAGGCGGCAGATCAGGTATTTGCAAATGACTGATAGGGGTTAAATGAGTTGCATCAGCAAAGAGTGCCACCAATCCAGCCGAAGCGTCAAGTTCGTAAAGAGGCACGCTCTGTAAATCTAATTTCCGGTCTGTTCGTAAAGGAAACTGCTCGGCAATGTTTACCCCAGATAGTTGCGTATCCTCCGTATTGAGCATATTGCCTTTCCCGGTTAGTAGCCAAATTGGGTTCAAGTCTAAACAATAGTCTACTATTTTAAGTAAAACGCCCTCGCCTAAATCTGCATTTCGCTTTTCTTGTGTCCGTAAATAGCCATTAGACAGACCTATCTCCTTTTCCAATCTTGTTGGTTTTAATCCTTTTAGGTTGATGTATTCGAAAATTCTATCTATGGCTTTCATTGTTTTATAGAAAAAAGTTTACAAAATTTTGAATAAATAAACTATTGTTTATATATTTGCATCGAGGTTTCAAATGTAACCTCGGCAACAAATATACGAAAATAATTGATTTTATGGCAAAAGTACTCGTGGAGCATGGCGAGGTCGCAAAACTGGCGCGGCTGTTCGGTATAGCCCGAAAAACCGTCAGCGAGGCATTGAGCGGTCAGACCAATACCGACCTCGCAAAGAAAATCCGTAAAGTGGCTATCGACCGGGGCGGAGTAGTCAAGAATAATACCTACAATAAATAAAATCGTAATTATGAAAGAGTTAAGTATTTTTCAGCACCCGGATTTCGGGACGGTTCGCAATGTGGTAATCAAGGGCGAGCCGTGGTTTGTCGCAAAGGATGTCTGCGATATTCTCGAATTAACGAACAGCCGAAAAGCGACGGCCGGACTTGATGATGAGGAAAAGGGTGTAACGATTAGTGATACCCCCGGCGGGCAGCAATCCTTAACCATCATTAACGAGTCGGGATTGTATTCTCTGATCATGCAGAGCCGCAAGCCTCAGGCGAAAGCGTTCAAGAAGTGGGTGACGTCGGAGGTTCTTCCGTCGATCCGCAAGTACGGCTATTATATTTCGCCGACGGCCCCAATATCGCGCAAGGAGCGCAACGCCATCGAACGCTCCTACCTCAAGGCGCTCAACAAGTACATCACCGAGGAGGACATCTACAAGGTTTCGAAGAAGGAGCGCTGCTCGGACAGCCACGTCCGGAGCGTGCTGAACGGTTTCCAGCGTGACAACGACGTGATGCGCGTGCTGCAGGCCCGCGCTTTGGCCAACAAGAACCAATGGGAGGACGCCTATTCTCCGGCCAAGATGGACGAGGTGCTCTCGCAACTGCTGTAAATCCTCCGGCCATGAACAACACGCGCAGAAAGAGCCTCCGGGAGCTTATCGAGAAGACGGAAGGTCTCAAGCTGGAGATCGAAGAGCTCCGCACCGAAGAGGAGGAGTATTACAACAACATGCCCGAAGCCTTCCAAGACGGCGAGAAGGGCGATCGTGCCCAGACGGTGATCGAATACCTCGACGAGGCGATAACGGCCGCGGGCGACGTAATCGAGAACCTAACCTCGGCGGCAGAATAACCAAACCCCTATGAAACGCTTTCTGAAATACTGGGCTATCCAACTGCTGGGGCGTGAGTTCGTCGCCCTGCCCGTAAGGTGCAAGCTGGTCGGGTTGTGGTGGTGTTCCGCGCAGATGTTGATGTGCAGTTGGGCAGACACCAATCCGGGCTGGTCGGCATGGTTAGTAATCGCAAATTTCGTGGGCAGTTGCTTCGCGATGATAACGACGAAAATGATTGAGCGATGAAAGTCATAGTAACCTTTTCGGGTGGGAAAGACAGCCTTGCGGCGTTGTTATGGACACGCGAGCATATCACCAAGAACTTCACGATCGTATTTTGCGATACGGGCTGGGAGCATCCGCTGACCTACGAGTACATCAACCGGATCGCGGATAAACTCCACTTGGATTTGGTGACGCTCAAGTCGAAGAAGTACGACGGGATGGTCGATCTTGCCCGGCAGAAAAAGCGTTGGCCCTCGACGCGGGCGCGGTTCTGCACGGAAGAACTCAAAACCAATCCCACGATCGACTACGTGCTGGACGAGGTTCACGACAATATGCTGATGATTCAGGGTATCCGGGCAGCAGAATCGGCCAGCCGGGCCAAGATGCAGGCGCAATGTACGTACTTCAAGTACTATTTCGAGCCTTACGGTTACGATAAAAAAGGCAAACCGAAAAAACACACTTATCGGGGCAAGGCGGTACGGGCATTTCGGGAGAAGTTCGCCGACGATCTGCTTCGGCCTGTGTTCGACTGGTCGGCGCAGCAGGTGATCGATTACATCCTCGACGCAGGTTTGGAGCCGAACCCACTCTACCGGATGGGCTACAAGCGAGTCGGCTGCTGGCCGTGTGTGATGGCGAATCAGCGGGATATCTTGAACATATCGCGCCAGAACCCGGAGCGAATCGGACAGATCGCCGCACTTGAAACGGAGTTTCATTCATCGTTTTTCGGCCCGAAAAAAATACCTGCCCACGCAATCACCAGCGGCAATAAGTATCCTGACATCCGCGATGTTGTGCGCTATGTCGAATGGCAGCACGCCACGGGCAGTTTGTTCGACGACGACACGGCGACCAGCTGCATGAGTTATTACGGATTATGCGAATGACTATGAAATTACGGGTATTCACAAGTTTTTCCGGCTATGACAGTCAGTTGATGGCTCTTCGGGACATCGGCGCGGACTACGAGTGCGTGGGCTGGTCGGAGATCGACAAGTGGGCGATCAAGGCCCATAATGCTGTATTCCCGGAGTTGGCAGACCGAAATTACGGCGACATCACGAAAATCGATTGGAACGCCGTTCCGAATTTCGACCTGTTCACTTACTCGTTTCCGTGTACCGACATCAGCAGCGCCGGAGAGCAGAAGGGTTTCGACGAAGATTCGGGCACCCGTTCATCCCTGTTATGGGAATGCCGTCGGCCGATTGCGGCCAAGCGTCCTAAATTCCTGCTGATGGAGAATGTGAAAGCCCTCGTATCGGAGAAATACCGTCCGCTGTTTCTCAAATGGGAATCGTGGCTTCGCTCGCTCGGTTATGTCAATTATACGGAAATACTCAACGCCAAAGACTACGGTGTGCCGCAGAACCGAGAACGTGTATTTATGCTCTCCATTCTTAATGGGTGCTGGTATGAATTTCCGCATCCGGTTCGGTTGGAAAAGCGGCTGAAAGACGTACTGGAGTTGGAGGTGGACAAGAAGTATTATTTGTACGAAAATGAGTTGAAAGTCATTAGAGAGGCATTAAAAAAATGGACGAATGTAAACGGCGACACGGATAAAGTGATTCAGATCGGTGCGACAAAGGAAACAGACTGGAACCGACAGCAATACCGGGTATACGATCCGACTGGCATCAGCCCGACGATAACGACGAAATCGGGCGGCGGCCTCGAACCAAAAATTCTGATGCGGGGGCGCGGCTTCAACAAAGGCGGCGAAGCGGATATTCCCGGAACGATTACAGGCAGCGCGTGGGAACAAAATAATCTGCTGTACTATGACGACTGCATCCGCCGCCTTACGCCCCGCGAGTGTTTGCGGCTGATGGATGTTTCGGACAGCGACATTAACAAGATACAAGCTGCGGGAATCAGCGATACCCAGCAGTACAAGCTGGCCGGAAACAGTATCGTAAAGGCCCCGATGATGGGGATATTTGAAAACATGTTGAGGTTGAACAATTAGGAGTCGCAATACTTTTACTCCCGTGTAGCTCAATGGACAGAGCATCGTGAAATGGCTGTGCACGGTCAAGTAACGAAGGTTGCCGGTTCGAATCCGGTCACGGGAGCAAAAACAAAAGGTTGAAGAATGGAAGTTTACAACAATAGGCTTTGTATCACTCACGACGAGCTGACAAACGGCATAATGAGCGGCACGCTCGTTAAGCAGTTACGGTTCCGTGGGCGGATTGAGCAGCTCCAGCGCGGCGGCAACGGCCGTGAAGCTCTGTTCGCCGTGGATAGCCTTCCTGTGAAATACAAAAACGAGGTTTACCGCCGCTACCCCGATCTGCAAGCGCAGGCCGCGAGCAAGGAGTTTATCGACGAGATCGTTCCGGATGGTGTTGCGATGAACTTCTACGCGGACTATTCAATCGACGGCACCCGCGGCTTGGACTTCACCAAGCAGCAGGAGTACGCCAATAACGCCGCGATACTCGAAGCATTCCGCTCACGGCTCGACCGGGCCAACTCGCAGCGCATGCGCGTCAGCAAACCGCGCGTCAAGAAGTCCGAATTTTGGGCGAAGGCGGCAAAGGCGCTGCCCCGTATCGCCGACCGATTCCCGCACTCGCTGCCCGAAAATCCGCGCCGTTTGCAGGAGAAATTTAACGAGTTCTTCCGGGGCGGTAAAGCGAACTACGAGGTGCTGATCTCCGGCAAGTTCCAAAATGCGAACGCCGCGAAAGTCGAGAGCGACGATCAAAAGGCCACGATACTCAAATTGATTTCCGACCCCCGCAACCTGAACGACAAGCAGGTCGTGATGATCTACAATGCCGTTGCCGAGCAACTTGGCTGGAAGACGATCACGGAACGCCCCGTGCAGGAAATGCGCAAAAAGTACGGGCTGGAAACGGCGGCCGGACGCTTGGGCGCTTCGGAGTTCTACAATAACCGCGCGATGCAGGTGAAACGCCGCCGCCCGGCGTTGCCGCTCTACATGTGGAGCCTCGACGGCTGGGATGTGGAGTTGTATTTCCAACGTACGGCTACCGACAAGAAGGGCTATACCGTCACGACCTACTCGAACCGCCTTACCGTGGTGGTCGTCCTCGACCCGTGTACGAACTACCCGATAGGCTACGCCATCGGCGAGCAGGAGAACTCGGCGCTGATAAAAGAGGCTGTTCGCAACGCCGTGAACCATACAGCCGAGCTGTTCGGCCAGCGCTACCGGGCCAACCAAATACAGAGCGACCACTACGCAATGAAGGCCATGTTCCCGATCTATGCGGTCGCTGGCGACAAGGTGACGCCCGCCCGCGTGAAGAACGCCAAGTCGAAACCCGTCGAGCGGTATTTCAAATCGCTGAACGAGGACTACTGCCAACTGTGCCGCAACTGGTCGGGCTTCGGTATCACCTCGGACAAGAAAAAACAGCCGAACGCCGATGCGCTGAACGCCTACCGCAAGGAGTTCCCCGACGAGGCGGGCTGCCGGATGCAGATCGAAAATATCATCGAGGCGGAACGTGCCACCAAGCGTGCCGACTATCTGAAACTGTGGGCCGAGGTCCCGGAAAACCGCCGTTTGCCGCTCTCGACGGAGCAATACCTGCTCAACTTCGGCGCGGAAACGGGCTACAAGAACGCCCTCGAAGGTTCGGGACTGAATGTGAAACTGCTCGGCGCCCGCAGGTCTTACGACTGCTTCGACCTGCGCTTCCGGCAGTACGCGCACATTCGCTGGAACGTGAAGTACGACCCGGACAATCTCGACCAAGTGCTGGCCGTGAGCGACGATGGCGCGCTGCGGTTCATGCTCGAAAGCAAATACGTGCAGCCGATGGCGCTGGTGGAGCGGACCGAGGGCGACGCCGCGGAGCTCGCGCGGGTGAAGCAATACAACACGCAACTCGAAGGGCATGTGAAGGGGCAGCTCGCCATTGCGGGCGAAAGAGTCGAGCAACTGTTCGCCCACAACCCGCAACTCGACAATACCCTTGCCCGTGCGGTACTCTGCGACTCACGAGGCCAGCATAAGGACCAGCGCAACGCCCGGCGGCTCGCGGCTGTGAATGTGAAGGAGATCGAGGTTAAGGCCGTCGAGGAGATCGCACCGAAACCCGCAAAGAAAGAATCAATATTTAATCTCTACTGATATGAAAGACACCGAAAAACAAGCCATCGCGGACCTGCTGAAAGCGTACTGCGATTTGAAGGGCAGCCAAAACAAGGCCGCCGCATCGCTCAACGCCGTAAGCGCCGCTACAATCTCGCAAATCTTTAACGGGAACTGGGAGTTAATCACCGAGGAGATGTGGCGTAATATCGCGGCGCAGATCGGTTACGACCCGCGCAAATGGGTTGTCATACAGACCCAAGGCTATACCCGTATGTATGACTTGCTCCAAGATGCGCAGGAGAACGCGCTGGTGATGGCCGTGACGGGCGATGCCGGGTGCGGCAAGTCGCAGGCGATACAGACATACGCCCGCCAGCACCGCGACGTGTTCGTGCTGTCCTGCTCGGAGTATTGGAACCGCAAACAGTTCTTCACCGAGTTGTTGCAGGTGATGGGCGTCGAAGCTACGGGCAGCACGGTTGCCGAAATGGTTTCCGAAGCCGTCTACAACCTCAAGCGCAAGGCTACGCCGATTATCGTCATGGACGAGGCCGACAAGTTGAGCGATCAGGTGCTCTATTTCTTCATCAGCCTGTACAACAAACTTGAAGATCAGTGCGGCATCGTCATTTGCGCGACCGACTACCTCAAGAAGCGCATCACGCGCGGCGTGAAGGCCAACCGGAAGGGCTACAAGGAAATCTACTCGCGCGTGGGCCGGAAGTTTATCCCGATGCCCGTCGTGAACAACGAGGATATTGCCGCCGTGTGCATCGCCAACGGCGTCACGGACCGGGCGACCATCGAGGAGATCATCGACGATTGCGAGTGCGATCTGCGACGCGTGAAACGGCGTGTTCACGCAGCTAAAAAAGAGGCTTTAAACGGTAATTAAACGCTCTTTAAATGGCAAAGGCGATCAGCAACAAGAACGTCGCGGATGCGAAATTCAACCCGGCCCCGTTCGAGGGCGCGTTCAAGGCGGCCCTCGGCTGTCCCGAATTAAAGGGGTCGTGGTTGATTTTCGGCAATTCCGGTGTAGGTAAAACGACGTTTGCCCTGCAACTCGCCAAGTACCTCACGAACTTCGTCGATAAGGTGGCCTTCGACTCCCTCGAACAAGGGTTGTCGCTCTCGCTGCAAAAGGCATGGAACCGGGTCGGCATGGAGGCCGTCGGCGCAAAGGTGATCCTGCTCGACAAGGAAGGCATCCCGGAACTGCGGGCGCGGCTGGCGAAACGCAAGAGTCCGAACGTGGTAATCATCGACTCGGTGATGTGTCTGATCGGGCTGCGGATGTCGGACTATCAAAAGCTGGTGAACGACTACCCGAACAAGCTGTTCGTGTTTCTCGCGCACGAGGACGACAAGGGCAAACCGTCGCCCGCCATCGCCGAGAAAATCCGCAAGTTGTCCGATATCAAGATGCACGTCGAGGGGTACAAGGTGTTCACGACAACGCGGTTCGAGGACCGGGAAAAGGGCGAAGGCGGCGAGGACTTCGTGATATGGGAGGAAGGCGCAGCGGAATATTTGGCAAACATTGAATAACTGAATAATATGGCAACAAGTGTAATGGAAAAACAACAGAAGTGGCTGCTCCGGCAGTTTCACACCCTTTGCAGCAGGCTGCGCCTGTCTGCTGAGGAGAAAGCTGCGATCATCGAAGGCTACGGCGTCGAGAGTTCTGCGGACATCAACAACGACGATCTGATGAACATCTGCCGCGCACTCGAAAAGCGGCTCGACAGCAACGCGGTGAAACTCGACCGCCTGCGCAAGCAGGTGATCGCGGCCATCGGCGGCTGGCTGCGGATGCAGGGCAAGCCGGAGAACATCGCCGACATCAAAGCGATTGCGTGTCGGGCCACGAAGTCCGACAACTTCAACCGCATTCCTCCCGAACGGCTGCGCAATGTCTACAACGCCTTTCTCAATAAGCAGAAAGATTCCCGCATGATCGACGAGCTGGTAAGCATGGCGATCTACTCGCAGAGTGAACAACGACAAATACCTAACTGACATGACAATCACACAAGAACGATTTCTCGAACAATTCGCCCAGCAACTCGTTGATTATGGGTTTATGCGCAAGAACTTCCCCCGCGCCGTTGTACTGGAAAAGCGCATGACCATATCCGAGGGCATGGACTGCAACGTGCATGTATCGTGGCTTCCCAAGTCATGGCCCGTTGTCAAGGTTCAAATCCGTATCGGTTCTATTCTGCTCCCGTATGATGTGACCGTCGGATTGCTGATGGACTACAAAGGAGGCCCGGATGAAATTCTTGCTCAACTCGTCAGAAAGACAACGGAAGGCTTTGCCGACATCATCATCAAACAACTATAATCCGCTATGAACGACAAATCAATCATCGGTTTCGGCTACAAGCCGAACTACGCAAAGGCCGTGTGCCTTAAAACGAACAGCACAACCCGTCTCGGCGATGTGGAGTACAAAATCATCGCCGACCCCTACGAACGGGAATTTGTAGAACTTGAACCTGTGCCGCTGTCGCTATTCGGCGAAAAAAAGAAAGTTTTGCAAAATGCGATGGCCGTAAACGTCCTCGACTCGGTTACGGGGCTGACCTATGCGGTTGAGTATGCACCCGCAAACCTTATCCGTCCGCCCAAGGAGTACAAATGGGGCGACATTGAAATTCTCGTCGGCGGTCGCCGCCTTCCGGTTAAAACAATAACACGGGAATGTGAGCGGAAGCGCCCCGCTGTGATGGACTCGGACGCTTTCCTTCGGCGCATGAAAGAGATCGCACAGGAGATCGACGATATTACGGATGCAAATCCGGACCTACTCGGTGGCTGTTCCGTGGCGTTCTTCGCCGCTAACAAGACCAACGCGGGGCTGACCACTAACGGAGTTAGTCGGGTTTGCGGAAATCCGGAAAACCTTGTAGATAGTATCTCCATTCCGGCCAAGAAAAACAAGAATATCGCGGAGGTGATCGGTAAAGCAGCGAACAAATTGGTCGCTTGGTAACTGAAAAATTAACCCACCCAAAGCAGGACGAAGTCGCCGAGCGGTTGGATTCAGAACCATGATCGAGCAAACTTTAGCAGAACCATTGCAAATCTACGCAGAAGCGGTGCGGGAAACGGCCCGCCTCTGCGAATGGCTTGCAAAGCATATCGGGAATATCGGCCGACGGTCGGAGCAGCCCCGGGCAAAAAAGGCAACCGAACAATTAAAACAACGAATTTTATGGCAAAAAGAGCAAAGAAGATCATCGTGTCGGGCATCACGCGCGAACAGATGGAGGAAGCCTTCGGCCGTTATGCGACAGCGGACGCCGAGGTGCAGAGTATCAACGCGGCGATGGACAAGGAGTTCGTCGCCATCCGGGAGCGGAACGCCGAACGGCTCGCGGAGCTGGAGCAGCAGAAAACCGAGTCGTTCGAGGTCATGCAGGTATTCGCCACGGAACAGCGCGAGGTGCTGTTCTCGAAGCGCCGGAGCATGGAAACGACGCACGGCGTTATCGGCTTCCGCACAGGCAACCCGCAACTCAAACCCCGCCGGGGCTTCACATGGGCGGCCGCGCTGGAACTGGTCCGGGAGTTCCTGCCGTCGTACATCCGCACCGAAGAAGCGATTGCGAAAGACAAACTCCTTGCTGACCGTGAAAACGAGGAGATCGCTCCGCTGATGGAGAAGTGCGGCATCATCGTAGGCCAAGCCGAAACATTTTATGTCGAACCCAAAAAAGAGAAGGAGGATTAAGCCGAATGTGTAAAACGCGAGAGTACCGCAAGGCAACCGTCGAACTGTGCCGCAACTGTGGCGGTCGAGGCTACGTTCACGACCCCGGATTTTGCGGGGACAAACTGATGGAAGTATCAGTCGTTTCCTGCCCGGTTTGCGACGGCCGGGGCCGCGTCTGGAAGGTGAATGCCGGGACGGTTAAGATCGAGCCGTTCACGGACCAAGACAGACTGCAGGAATAAAAAAACTCGCCGACCGAAATATCAGCCAACGAGTCAAAAGGTGGAAGTTTTGACAAAGATAGCGATATTTTCGGAGAATGGGCAAAAAAGGTGTAAAAAGGAATATCAACACGCTGCGACGTATCAAACTGGTTTGCGACATCGTGAACGAACATTATGAAGCTGGTGTATTGAAGAAGTGCTACAAGGCGGTATGGCGGGAGCATGTTTACCCGGTGTACCCGATGTGTTACCGCACGTTCCTCAATTACATTTCCACCCCACCCAAAGAGTTGAACGAGGCCGAGGTAGCCGAACGCCAGCGGCAACTCTCGCTATTTTAACAACAACCCCCAGCCATACGGCCGGGGGTTGTTCGTTACTGGCCCGGCCGCAGCTCGAAACGCTGCACCGACGATGCGGTTCCGGGAATCTTGCACCCCGACGCATCCCGGCAGAAGGCGACCCAGCTTTCGATGTCGTCGCATACCTGCTCGTGGTTGTGGTCGGTTGCAGATTCGGCCTGCCGGAACGTCCCGGCCTGCCGGACGCCGTCGTCGAAACTGAACGAGAGTAGGGCCTGCGTCACGCCGTTGATGATGTCGAAGCGTTCGAGGGCTTTGTCCTGATAACGTCCGCCCGCCTCGGCCGTGGCCGCCGTCGCGGTAACGACATGCAACCGCATCAGAATATCGGCCTCTCGCACTTTATGCCCGCCGTAATTCCAGCGGATGGGGTCGTATTCGACCAGCAGCGCAGGTGTTGCGAACGGTCGCTGTTTGACAAGTTGCAGGATGTTCTCGTTCCACAAGTCGAAGTGCTGGAACGCGGGGCGCTTGCCTTTGCGTTTGTCGGCATCCGGCTCGAAGGTCGGCACGCCATCCACGAAAATAATCTGTTTGAGCCTTTCTTCGAGGGCCAAATAAAGGGTCTTTCTCATATCTTGGTGATTTTGGTAAGGTCGCGGCTGATGCGTTCGAGGTGTCGGGTCATAATGTCGGCGATGGCCCGCTGCACCTTCGTGTGGTCGCCGATGAACTGTCGTTGCGGCATGCGCATCATCCGGGAGTGCGCCCGCACAATGGAGCGACGTCCGCGCACGTTGCGGTAATGGGCCGGGACGTTCTGCCGGAACACGCCGCCTTCGTTGTGCAGAGCAGTATAAGGTTTGTCGGAGGTGAACACGACGCTGCGGCCGCGCACCTGCGCCCGGATGCCGCGCCGCATCGCCCCGGTCACGATCAGGATCGTGGGACTGCCGCCCTTCGAGTAGACCTTCTTCGGCCGCCATTTGGCCTCGAAGAATCCCTGCTCGCGGAAGTTCTGATCGAACATTTCCGCCAGCTTTACCCGCATATCGCGCAGCACGGCAGGCATGATGTTGTTATTTTTAGGCATTCTTTTGTTTTTGAGCGGAAAAACCGCTATTTTTGCGAAAACGCATCATTTATCCAATGGACTACGGCAATTTACAGCTCCGGAGCAAGTCGTTCCTCGACTTCACTACCGACCCTGCTGTCCTCGACGAGATTCTCGGCGGGCATAGCGAGGCCGACAAGGATGATTTTTTGCGACATGTCGATCAGGATCGGGCCATGACCTTCATGTACTTTGCAGACTTATGCGGGGACAAGAAATTGGCGCAGGCCATCGAAAAGGAGTTCGGCGAGGAGTGGCGGGCCATTCATAACGAATAGTCCTTTATTCGACCAACTCCGAAAATTCGATTTCTCTGTTTTGTAGGCATCGCGTTACGATCTTCACCGCTTCACCCTTCGTCAGTTTCTTCCCGTCAGCTTTATGTGCTCCGCCCTTTATCAGAGCAGCCACTAACCCGTCTTTCTGTTCGTTGTACGGCTGTGTGAACAAATGTTCCCGCACGGCTGCCAGTACGCTGTCGGCATCGGCTCCGGTCTGCTCGATGGCTTTGCAGTAGTTGCGCACCCACGTATTATATCCCGTCGATTGGCGGTCGGCCATAAATTCGGGATGTTGCATCTTTCCGCCTACCCCTTCGTAGAACTCCGGCAGGGTCTTGCGTGCGACGAATTCGTTTGCCAATTCCATGTAATCCGTCTGAAAGTGCGTTCGGAATGTATTTCCCGGTTTGCTCCGGTTGTGGGTGATCTCGTGCCAAAAGGTCGCCAGCGCATCGGCCTCGTCGAAGGTGATCTCCTTCCCCTGCCGCAGCTTGGTGAGTCCGGCCAGCACGTTGTCGAGCCGTGCCTTCGTCATGGCGATCAATCCCCGCATATCCGTGTATCCGTTCACGCCGTGCTCGGTCGTTGATATTAACGAATTGAATCCGCGCTCGAACCATGCCCGGCGCACCTCGGAGGCGTTCAGGAAATCGACGACTTCCTGCGGGGTCCGCAACTCGACGGCCATCTGCTCGACGGTCTTCTTCACCTTCGCCGGGGCTTTTTGGTATGGGTGCTTCGCGGGGAATATTTCGAGGGTCTTGCCCGCGTTGAACCGGAACATCTGCGCCTTCGGGGTCCGGGTGTACTCGTCGCCTATGGCCGTGGCCTTGTCGCTGTCCGAGCGCGGATAGTCGTCGCGCAAGACCTGCACGACATTGCAACGGCAGTTCCAGCCGTTGGGCGGCAGGTAGCGTTCCCAAAACTTGTCGCTCGGCGGCAGGGTCACGCCGTCGAGCTGGCGGTGCGCTTCGCGGACGCGCTCGTCGCCAGCCGTGCGGTATTGCAGATCGTACTGGTCGCCGTCCTTTTCCCACTCGTGCCATTTCACGGCCATCTGTGCGGAGTGGACGGCGTGATTGTATTCGGCATAAAGATAATTGCCGTTATACTGTCCGTCGATGGCCTTCACCTCGTTGTAGAAGTCGGGCCACGATTTGGTGCTGCCGTCCTCGTTGGTGAGTGACAGCCCGACCTCGGAAAGCGAGTGATAGGTTTTCAGCCCGGAGAAGATGAACACGTTGTTCCGCAGCGCCGCCGTCAGTTCGGGCGGAGTCTCGTGCGACACGGAGATCGTCGAGCCGAGGACGCGGTTCGTCTCGTCGATCAGCGCACGCACGGGCTTACTTTCGAGCATCTCCGGGGTAAAGCCGCCGCAGTTGTAAACATAGCGTGCCGCCGTGTCGAATCGGTCATGATCGAAATCGGGCTTTCGAGCCGCTTTTAGCGTCAGTTCTCCCGGAGCGTACAAGTCCGCCATCGCCCGGCGGAACAGGGCGTAATGCGCCGATTTCGCGGCATGCGTGGCGGTTTTCGTTTCGGGACTGTCCTTGCCGCCGTCGGGGTCAGTCCCTACTCGAAAAAACCGTCCGCACGTTTGGCGGTAATGGGTATCTTGTAGCGGTCGATGAAATACTGCGGGTCTACATCGTAATACTGTAATACCACCCGCTCCATTTCGCGGCGCTCGGACGGCGTGAACGAGGCCGCCTCGTCCCAGTCGAAAATCAACCCCTGCAACGGAAATCCGTGTTCGATCATCAGGGGAATGAGTTTGTCGTTTACGATATTCTTCACCATCGTTGCGTCGGCTGCACAGACGTTGCCGAACACTTCGAGATGCACCTCACTCTGCGAGAGCGACGAGCCGCTGTCGATGGTCATCGTTTGGTTCAGTACGCCCTTCGACATTTCGGAGTTCGCCCGGTCGATTCGCTTGTCGTAAACATTGAAGGCATCGCCCCGGCTCGACTCTTTGATGTCAATGTCGGTTCCGTCGGGGAACAGTCCCCATGCGGCCGCGCCCATGTTCGCCAGCATCGACTCGATGCGGCTGCGCTCGGACCCTGTCTGCGCGGCGGTCTTGGCGATGCGGATGGGCATGCCGAAAATTTCACCGAACACATCCCAGTAGGCCAGCATGTTCTTCTTCGAGAACGCCTGCGGCACGCATTTGAGCAGCAGGCCGAGATCACGGGGGTTGCCGACCTCGACGCACCACTTTTCAAGTCCACCCGTGCGGTAGCTCACGCCCTGCTGGGGATCGTCGCCCGCATCCTTCACGATGACGCCATACTCCTGTATGACGTGCTTACGCGGCACAAGCGATACGTCGGTGAAGGTACGCACGCCGTTCACGGTCGTAACGTCGCCCAACTGAATGAGCGAGTGCCCCCAATAACGAGACTCAAGCACATAGCTCACGAAGTCCGCGAACCATTGGCGCTCGAAAATCTTCATTGCCGTATCGTCCTCTTTCCCGTCCTCGGTTTTCAGCACGAATTTCTTTTGCAGGGTCTTGCCGTCCCGCTGGCCGATGCAGCCCGTGAGGTGCAGGTCGATCAGCGCGTCGGTGTAGCAGTCGTAAAGTCGGCCGCGCTTGGGGTTCTCGACATTGAGCGCCATCTGCCATGCCTGCCGCCATGTCGCAATATCTTTCTGCGAGAGACGTGCCGCAACCTCGTTGAGCTGGATGAGGACGCTTCGCTTCTGCTCGATGGTTTTGGCCGCGCGGGCGGCAGCCATCAGGGACTCGTATGTGCGTGATTCGAAATCGGGAGCCGCTTTTCGGGCGGCCTTGTTCTTACCCATTCAATCGGTGTTTAAACGGTGTTTGAAAGGTTTTCAATAGGTATATTTTCGGGCAGGCAGGGAGCCGAAGCGCACCGGGTTCTGCGGGTCCTCGCCGTCCTCGGATTCATACAGCGGCAAGTCCGGCATGGCCTTGCCGCTCTGTACGTCTTTGAGCCATGCGATCGCATTTTTGTACATGGTCTCGCGTTGCTCGTTGCCCATGAACTGCGGTAGCGACTGTCCGAGGTAGAACAGGGCGATACTCACAGTGACGCGCACGAGCATCGCATTTCGCTTGTCGCCCGTTTGTGCAAAAGCCTTCGCCGTGTCGTAACGGGCGCGCAGATAGCCTTCCACTTCTTCCTGCGCGCTCCGTTCGGCGTCGCGGCGGGTCTGCTCGTCGCTCTGCGTGATGATGTCGAGGGTGTCGTCGTTGCAGACGACCTTGTAATCCCGATCTTCGAGAAACATTCGCTATTTGGTTTTATAGATGGCAATGGCCGCGATGTCGGCGACCTTCACGCCACGGCGATAAACCTGCTCGGAGATCAGCGTGCGGATGCGCTTTTTGGACACACACAGCGGACGGCCGCCGAGGGTGATTACAAACTGTTTCTTTCCGGTCCGGCGTTTCCGTTCGTCGGCGATGCGAATCTGTTTTTTGAGTCGGTGCTGGAATACCAGCGCCCTGAATAATTTTACCATAAATTTTTAGCTGATATATGCCTGTACCCGACCGACGGCGTGAACGCCTGTTGTCGGGTGTGCTGTTGCAGTTTATAGATGGCTCCCTCGTCGGCGTCGGGGGCGTCGTCATGGCCCGACATACCTTTCTCGAAGCATAAGGTCTGATCGAGTCCGGCCAGCATGTCGGGGTCGTTCCGTTGCTTGGCGTTGTAGTACACGAAGCCGCGCTCCCACAGGGGCGAGATCGCCTCGATGCGCTGGAACTTGTCAGGCTTTTTTCGACGGTCGGCCCGGATGGGCAACTGATAGCCGCGGATGTTTCCCTCGCGGGTGAACTCGTCGAGGATGATGTCCTGCAAAAAGTTGGCTTCGATGTAGTATTCGGCTACGGCTTTTTCGGGCATCCGTTCGTGCAGGTCGTACCACCAGCGCACCATTTCGGAGACGGAACATTGCCGGACGAACGCCGCGAGGCAATGCAGCTCGGTTCCGGCCTTGCCCCACAGTTTGATGGCCTTGTAGTCGTTCTTGGAAGAACTTTTGAACGACGGGTCGCAATAGGCCACGAGATAGTCGTACTTGTCAAGCGGCAGCGGGTTCTTCCATCGGACCCACTCCTGCCGGAACACCACGCCCTCGGTGATCGGGTTGTTCATGTACTCCTTTTGGAAGGAGCGGTAGCCCATGAAATCGGCCATCTTCTGCACCTCCTCGCGCGACCACTTCGCGGCCCATGACACGTTACCCTTCTTGTCGAGGATATTCACCTGCGAGACGTGTATACCTTTGGCCTTCGCCATCGCTGCCAGCACAGAGTTCTTGCTGATAAGGTTGCCGACCATGATGAAGCGTCCGCGGCCGCCGTCGAGCGTTCCGAACAGGGCTTCCTTCACCCAATTCACGAGCCGCTTCACACGTGCCTCGTTCCCGCACAGTTCGTCGTCGTCGAGGTCGTCGATGACGATATAGTCGGGGCGGCGGCTTCGGTAGCGCAGGCCGCGCGGGGACTGCCCGCGGCCGCGGGCGAAGAAGGCGCAGCCGTCGGCCGTCACAAACTTGCCGTCCTGCCAATCGCCTGCGTTATACTGCACGCCGAAGTCGGCGATATATTGCTGGTTGTATTGCAGCTCCGCCTGCAGGTCTCCGAGCAGCGTTTTGGCGTTCTCCTCGGACTTGCCAACGAGGACCATTACGTTGATCTCGCGCGGCTCCTGTATTTTCAGCCACAGGGGCATGAAGATGTCGAAGTGCGTACTCTTGGCGTGACCGCGTGCCCACTTTTCGACTCCTTTATAGTTCGGGTCCTTGCGGACGCGGTTCGCGGCCTCGATGTGAAACGGGGCGCACTCGGTATGTTTTCCCGTCGCCGGGTCGTCGGTGTAGTGTGGGAAGTAATAGTTTACGAAGAAGTTGTAGTCGGTCCGGGCACGCCTGATGCGTGCCTGCTTCTCGGCTGGCGACTCCGAACGAACGGTCGTCCGCTCTTTTACGACGATGCACCATTGCCGCCATTCGGCATAAGTTTTTACAACGCTGCTGCCCATCGTTATTTCACTTTACCGATACTGAGCTGTTCGACGATGAATTTATTTTGCAGGTCGTTTACGACCTTGCGGAACTCGGCCGTGACATCGGGGTCGAACTCCGCGCGTTGTTCGAGCCAGCGGCCGAAGGACATAAAGCACTCCATGTAATCGACGACGGACACGTCTTTGTCGAGGGTCTTTATTGTTGCGGCCATCTTCGCCAGTTGGTCGCTGCTACTTCCGACCGCCGCAGGGTCGGAAGCCTTGCCGAGATTCTCGGCCACATTGTTTATAGAGCGCAGTACGTTGTTCACGACTTGTTTTCGTGTCAACGACTGCGCTACTTTTTTTTCGGCCCAGCACCCGGCGGCGACCCACGCGCCGATGGTGTTCTTCGACACGCCGACCTTCTCGGCGATGATGTTCTGCGGCGTGCCCTGCATATACAGAAGTTCGGCGAACTCCTTCAATTCTCCGGCGATTTTCCTACCCATTCATACGAAAAAAAATGATGCCCTGCGAGGGCGTTCGACGGGGCAAAGTTGCGCCATAAACAGAAGTATGTAAAATGAAGTGTAAGGTTTTTACACTCCGATTGTTACGCCGGATTTAGCCCTGCATCTTTGCATCTGAATCGCGGGGTGGAGCAGTTGGCAGCTCGTGAGGTTCATTCCCTCAAGGCCGCGGGTTCGAGTCCCGCTCCCGCTACAAACCTTTTTTGCATCCGAGGCCGACCGACCCGCCGACATTCTGTCGGCGGTGTCCGAGGCCGTAAAAAAACTGAATGGCAAGAGAAGCAGTCATTACCAGCAACAGCGTGAACGCCTACGGCACGCGAGTCCTGACCGAAGGTCTCGACATTTCGCAGTATGAGAAGAACCCCATCGTGCTGTATATGCACAAGCGAGGTATTCCCATCGGCACGATGAACGACCTGCGCGTCGAGAACGACCGACTGTTCGGCACGCCGCAGATCGACGGCGACACCGACGAGGAGAAGGTAATCGCAGCCAAATGGGAGCGCGGCACGCTGCGCATGCTGTCCGCAGGTATCGAAATCCTCGAATGGTCGGACGACCCGCAGAATGTGGTGCAGGGACAGACCCGGCCGACGGTCACGCGCTCGAAACTCGTCGAGGTGTCAATCGTGGACGTGGGCGCGAACGACGACGCCTTACAGGTTCGCCTGTACAGCGGCGGCAAGCTGCTCACACTCGCGCAGGGCGAAGACAACGACCTGCTGCCGCTTCTCAAACCCGACAACGACGACAAACCCCAAAACAAGATTTTTCAGATGAATGAAATTTTGATGTTGCTCGGCCTTCCGACTACGGCGACCGAAGCAGACGCAGCAACCGCAATCCGGGCGCTGAAAACCGAGAACGAGACACTCACGCTGGCCCGCATCACCGATGCCGTGACGGCGGCGAAGGACAATCGTCAGATCACCGAGGCGCAGATGCCGAAGATGATCGAACTGGGCAAGAAGGCCGGCATCGACACGCTGCGCGACACGCTGGCGATGATGACGCCCGCATCCAAGCCGATGGACTTCATCGACGGCGGCAAACCGCAGGGCGGCAACATGACGCTCTCGTGGGACAAGATGTCCGACGAGCAGAAGATCGAGCTGCGCGAGCAGAACCGCTCGGAGTACATCCGGCTGTACAAGGCTCACTACGGCTTCGCGCCCAACTTCACCAACTCCCTCAAGTAGATTCACCTCTAAACATTCCCTTTTTCTGAATGAGAAAATTCCTTTTTGCCCTTTTGGGCATGCTCGCAGCGCTCGGTGTCAATTCCGCAGTCGGGGCCACCATTGCCTGCGTATTCGACTTTAACCCCATTGCGGGCATCGCGGCCGTGAACGGCATGTCGGCGGCCTCTGCGCTGTGCGGCGGCTTCATGCCTTCGGGCGTGCTGGCCGCGGGTATCTATCCCGAAGCATGGACGGGCGAACTTATCAAAGCCTTCCGGACAGCCGCGGAAAGCATCGGCTGGTACAATGCCATTCGCGCCTACGACTCGTATGTGAAAGCCGACGCCATCCACTTCGTCGATGTCGGTGCGGACCCTGAAATTTTGGTAAACAATACGACCTACCCGCTGACCGTACAGGAACTCCCCGACGGTGACAAGTCCGTGCAGCTCGATAAATTCCAGTCGCGCCCGACTCCTATTACCGACGATGAACTGCATGCCATCGGTTACGACAAGATGGCCCTCGTGATCGAGAAACACAAGGACATGTTCTTCGAGAAGAAGTACTCGCGGGCCATCCATTCGCTGGCTCCCGCCGAGAACACGGCCAAGACCCCGGTTATCACAACCACGGGTGACGTAACACCCGACGGTCGTAAAAAACTGATCCGCGCGGACATCGTGTCGCTGAAAAACAAGTTCGACAAACTGCGAATCCCCAAAGAAGGCCGCATCCTCGTACTGTGTGCCGACCATGTCGCCGACCTGCTGGAGACGGACCAGCGCTTCGAGAAACAGATGTACGACTACACCACGGGCAAGATCGCCAAGATGTACGGCTTCGATGTGTACGAGTACGACGAGTGTCCCTACTACGACACCACGACGCTCAAAAAGAAGGCGTTCGGCGCGGTTATCGGCGACAACGACCGTCAGTGTTCGGTAGCTTTCACGACCAAGCGGGCGATGCGTGCCGACGGCTCGACGAAGTCCTACCTGCGCCCCGCCGATCTCGACCCGGAGAACCAGCAGAACATCTTCTCGATGCGCACGTACACGATCTGTCTGCCGCTGCGTAACGAGGGCTTCGGCGCCATCGTGAGCGCAAAAGCAGCATCGGAAACCCCTGCGGCATAATACAATGAAAAAGGCTCTGCAATATCTGGTCATTCATTGTACCGCAACCCCCGAAGGCCGGGAAGTGTCCGCCGCCGATATTCGGCGGTGGCACACGGCCCCCGTGTCAGAGGGCGGCCGGGGCTGGCGTCAGGTCGGATATACAGACCTTTTTCACTTGGACGGCACGGTGGAGCGGTTGGTCGGGAACAACGAGGACGCATTCGTGGACCCGTGGGAAATAACAAACGGCGCGGCTGGTTACAACGGTGTGGCGCGGCATATTGTTTACGCTGGCGGCTGTGCCGCCGACGGCAAAACGCCGAAGGACACCCGAACACACGCGCAGAGGGAAGCGCTCGAACGCTACGTTATCGACTTCCACGAGAAAAACCCGAAAGTGAAAATCGTCGGCCACCGCGACCTGCCGGGCGTCCGTAAAGCCTGCCCGTCGTTCGACGTTGCGGCATGGCTCAAATCTATTGGAATCGAATGCCCGCAGAAATAATCCTCGCCCTTATCGGCATAGCCGCGACCCCTGTGGCTGCGTGGCTCTCGTCCCGGCTTACCCGGCAGAAGTACGACACCGAGATAGCGAAGCTGCGGGCGGAGGTTGCCTCGGCGAAGGCCGACGCCAACCGCAAGGAACTGGAAAACGCCCGGCTGGGGAACGAGATCATCATGCAGAATATCGTGCGACCGCTCGAAGGCCAGGTAAAACGACTCAACACGAATGTTTCACGACTGGAAAAGGCTATCGGCAAGGTTTCTACCTGCCCTCACGCTGCTGAGTGTCCTGTTATTCTCGAATTGCAGTCCGCAGAAACGGCTTGCCAAGACGCAGGAGCAGCGGACAAATAACACGCATGAGCAGTTCGCCGCCGACCGGGAGATCACGCGAGACAGTATCTTTTTCCGGGAGTTGTGCGAGGCCCTGCGCGAGCAGCTCGCCATCGAGCGGACCCGTAACCGGACCACGGCCGAGGATGTCGAAACCGTCACACGGGAGTACGACACGAGCCGCCCGGCCGACACGCTGACCGGGAAGCCGCCCCTGCTGCGGGAAACCACCCAGCGACGCCACCGCTCCGACTCGGTGCAGGATTCGAGCCGCCTGCGGCAGACGCAGGCACGCGACACCCGCACGGCGGCCGGGAGCATGACGCAGGAACAGGACCAGCTACACCTGCGCGGGGAGTCGGACCAGCAGACGGCGACCGACACCGCGACCACGACCAAGAGCCGCCGCGGTCTTACATGGTGGCAAAAGGCCCTTTGTTTCGTGGGCCTGTTGTCGCTGACATACATTTTTTACCGCTTTTTCAAGAACAAGTAACCCATCCACAATGGCAAACAAGAATACGAAAGCCGCGTCCCGCAAGGCCGCAGCGAAACAGAACCCCGAACAGGTCCCGGCCGAACAGCCTGCGGACATCGTACCCGATCAGCCGCAGGCCGACCCGGAGCCGGACGGCAGCGAGACTTCCGAACTGGCTCCCGCTTCGACTGAGCAGCCCGACACAGCCCCCGCCTCCGAGCAGGTCCCGGCCGAACCGTCGGCCCGGTCCGAGAAAACAGCTCCGGCAAAGAGTGCCGCACGCAGTTCGGGCAAGGCGTCTGCCGAAAAGAAGACCATCCGCGACACCGCAGCGCAGGCCGTGGCGAAGCAGGTGTTCCGGAGTCACCCCGGCAAACAGACGGTCTATGTGACCTCGGACGGCACGCCCTTCTTCGTGAAGTGCGACGCCGACAACCACGGCCGCACCCTCGACGACAAGCTCGTCGTCACAGTCACCAACGAAAACTACAAAGCCTAATGCAGTCTTTGAAATTCACCCGCACCAACGGGAACATCCCCAAGAAACTGGCAGGAGAAGATCATGTCTCCGGTTTGGTGATCTATTCGGCCGCGCTGCCTTCGGGCTTCTCCGAGAGCGAGCGCATCAAAGCCGTTTCGACCATCGAAACGGCCGAGGCGCTGGGTATCACGGCGGACGCTGACAACTGGGACATCCGGGTCCTGCACTACCAGCTTTCCGAAATCTTCCGCATCAATCCGGGCATCAGCCTGTACGTCGGCATTTTCACCAGCCCCGAAGGAGCCAACACCTATGCCGAGGTCAAGAAGATGCAGAACTTCACCGACGGCCGACTCCGGCAGCTCGGCGTATGGGACGGACGCACACCCCTCGCGGCCGACAACCTCACGGCCCTGCAAGGGGTCGCTGCGACGCTCGAAGAGCAGGATATGCCGCTGGGCATCATCTACGCTCCGAAGGTCTCGGCCGTGGCGTCGCTGCCGAGCAATCTCGCGGGTAACAAGGAGCGCGTATGGGCGGTGATCGGGCAGGCCGGGAGTTCAACGGGCGCAACGCTCTATGCCGATGCCGAAAACACGGAGAAAGCATCCGTTTCGGGCCTTGGCGTGGTCCTCGGTATCGTGTCGCTGGCTGCCGTTCACGAATCTATCGCGTGGATCGAGAAATTCCCGACGGGCGTCGATGTCCCGGCCTTCGGTGACGGCACGCTGCTGAAAACGCTGGACCGCGCCGTCGTCGAGGCGCTCGACAAATCGCGTTACCTGTTCTTCGTGACCTACGCCGGACTGTCCGGGTCGTATATGAACGACTCGCACACGATGGACGCCCCGACGAGCGACTACGCTTACATCGAGAACGTCCGCACGATGGACAAAGTTGTGCGCGGCATCCGCACCTACTTGCTGCCGAAGCTCGGCGGCAACGTCTATATCGACAAGGCTACGGGGCAGTTGCAGACCCACAGCGTGGAGTTCTTGCAGACCACGGCCCAGAAGGCCCTCGAAGATATGGAGAAGGCGGGCGAGCTGAGCGGCTACGTGGTCGAAATCGACCCCGATCAGAACGTGCTGTCCACGTCCGAGATCGAGTTCGTAATCCGGCCTATCGGCGTCGGTGTCGTGCGTCGATTCAAGGTTAAGATCGGCTTTGCCGAGAGTGTCTAACCACAAATCCAACACAGAATGAACATCAGAAACGGAGTGCCGCTGATTAACGGCGTAGAATACGCTTGGGGCGACATTGCCACTGCGGCGAACGGCGTGCCGTTCGTCGGTATCACCGCAATCAAGTACGGCGACAAGCAGGACGTGCAGAACAACTACGGCGCCGGACGGCATCCCGTGTCCCGCTCGAAGGGGCGCATCACGCCGTCGGCCGCGATCACCCTTTACAAAAGCGAGATCGTGGCTTTGCAACGGCAGGCCCCGAACGGTCGCCTGCAGGACATCGCACCTTTCGATATTACGGTGTCGTACCTGCCCGAAAGCGGTATTATCACGACCGACAAGATTCGGAACTGCCAGTTCGACGAGAATAAGGTGGACTGGAAGGAAGGCGACCTGAACCAGCAGGTCGAGCTTACGCTGATTCCCTCGCATATCGAGTGGGGCCAGCCGAAGATATAACCCAATCATCAATCAACTATGGAGAATAAACAGGAACAGAAAGCCAAGGAACTGGCCGCCAAACGTGCCAAGTACCCCGTCCTCGACGGCGGTGTCACGGACGAAATGCGCCAGTCGTGGAAGCAGGCCAACGGCCGGGTCATCGCAGTAGATGTCTTTGACGACATGGCCGAGGAACACCATGTCGCCTACTTCCGCCGTCCGACAATGGACGTAATGTCGGCCGTCAACGCCGTGAGCAAGCAGGACGAACTCAAAGGTGCCGACACGATGTTCAAGAACTGCTGGCTCGGCGGCAGCCCGCTCGTTCAGAGCGATGCGATTCTCAAAACGTCGGCCCTCGGTGCGCTGGGCAGTCTGTTCGCCACCTGCCACACGGAAATAAAAAACTTGTAGGGGCGCACACCCTTTCGGACATCGAGGACGAGCAGACGATTACGAAGGGGTGCGCCCTGATCCGGGCGAATTTTCACATCGACCCCGGTACGCTGACCTATGACGAGTGGGCGGGATTGTATGAGCAGGCCGTATGGCTGGAACGAACGCGCCTCCTCGCGCTCGGAAAACTGTTAGAGAAACTTTTTGCGGAAGAACCAAAAAAGTAGTGAATGAGCAGCTACGCATTTAACTATTCCTTCAATATCACGGGCAACTGCGATGTTGTCGTGCAGGGCATCACGCAGGGCGTGAAGGACCTGAACGACAAAATCCACAAGTCCGTCGGGCTGTGGGATAGCTTCGAGGGCAAGCTGCTCGCGCTAAATCAGTTCACGCAGTACATCGAGGGCGTGGGCCGCACGATGCAGGAAACCCTGCAGCCGGGTGCTGCGCTCAACGCTTCGCTGGCCGACCTCTCGGCCATATCGGGCGAAACGGGCGAAAGTCTGCGGACGATCGAAGGCTACGCCCGCGATACGGCAAAGGCGTTCGGCGGTTCGGCGGCGCAATCCGTCGAGTCGTACAAACTCCTGCTGTCGCAGCTCTCGCCCGAACTGGCGAAGTACCCCTCGGCGCTCAAAGCGATGGGCGACAATATCGCCGTTCTGAGCAAGACGATGGGCGGCAATGCCACGGCTGCGGCCGAGGTGCTGACTACGGCCATGAACCAGTACGGGGTGTCGCTGGCCGATCCGATGGAGGCGAGCCGTCAGATGGCGAAGATGATGAACGTAATGGCCGCCGCCGGGCAGGCGGGTTCTGCGGAGCTGCCGACGATCAAGGTCGCGCTGGAGCAATGCGGTATGGCGGCCAAGGCGGCGGGCGTGTCGTTCGAGGAAACGAACGCGGCGATTCAGGTGCTCGACAAAGCAGGGAAAAAGGGGGCCGAGGGCGGCGTCGCGCTGCGTAACGTCATGGCGATACTTTCGACCGGACGCTTCCTGCCCAAAGACGTGAAGGAGGAACTGACGGCGGCGGGCGTGAACATCAACGCGCTCACCGACAAATCGAAGTCCCTCACGGACCGTCTAACCCCGCTGAAAAAGGTACTCAACGACTCGGCGCTGTTCACGAAGTTGTTCGGCCGGGAAAACAGCAACGCGGCAATGGCCCTCGTGCAGGGCATCGACGAAGTGACCCGTTACGAGTCGGTGATCACCGGCACGAACACGGCCGTCGAGCAGGCCGGGATCATCATGGGAAGCTACAACGAACGGCTCTCCCGCGTGCGGGCCAAGTTCGACGACCTGAAAATCTCGCTGTTCAACGCATCGGGCGACTGGGGAATTTGGGTCGAGGTCGTGGTCAGCTCGCTTGTGCCGCTGGCGCAGATGACACCGCTGTTGCTGGGCATCGGAAAAGGCATCGCCTTCATCCGTTCTTTGAATTTCGCCGGAATGTGGCACGGGGTGATCGGCATGATGGGCCGGGCCGTCTTGTCGCTGCAAATGTATAACGGCTATTTGAGCATCGGTAAGGTGCAAGCGCTGGGTTTCATGCGCAACATCGTGCAGGCGACCGTCGCCACGCTGCGCTTTGCCACCGCCGGAATATGGTCCGGCATCAAGGCGCTGGGGGCTTATGTCCTCTCGCTCGTAACGGGCGGCACGGCATCCGTCACGTTCGCAGGCATTGCCTCGGCAGGCTTCGCTACGTTCAAGACGGCCGCAGTAACCGCTTGCCGGGCCGTGGGCGTGGCAATTATGAACGTCCCGATCATCGGATGGATTGCGGCGGCTATCGCCGCGCTGGTCGCCGTGGGTGCCTATTTCTGGAATACCTCCGTGAAGTTCCGGGCCACGCTGAAGGGCCTTTGGGCCTCGTTCAAGGCCGTGTTTACGGGTATTTGGGACATGGCAAAAACCGTGTTCGGCGGTTTGGGCGACCTGATCGTCGCGGCGTTCAAGTTCGACGGCAAGGGAATCCGGGCCGCCATTCAGAAAATGAAAGGCGGGTTTTCGGACTTCGGAGCCGAGGTCGGCGGAGCCTTCACGAAGGCTTACGACGCGGAGATCGCCAAGTCGAAAGCCACTGCCGCCGCCAAAGAGCAAGCCTCGTCAGGTGTCGAAACCACGACCTCCAGTCCAAACCCCGCTCCTGACTCCGATCCGCTGGCCGGAGGACTGCAAAGCATTGGAACCACAAGCGCAAAGGCCGACAAGGTCCGCAATATCACCGTGAACATCGAGAAGCTGATCGACCGCTTCGAGGTCAATACAACCAATATGCGCGAAGATATGAGCCGGGTGAAGGAATTGGTCGCCGAGGCTGTGTTAAGCGCTGTAAACGACGTGAACCTTGCAATGTGATGGGAAATTTAGGAGTGATAAGTTTCGGGTTTGTGGCCGCAGGCGTCGCACAGCAGGCTCGCTTTGCCCTCTGCCGCTTTCAACCCTCGCAGCAAAACGCCAAATCCCCGTCATGGGAAGGCCACGGCGGAGACATCGCGGGACACGACCTGTCTGTGCCGATCACCGACCGCAGCTATTGGGAGAGCCGTTACGTGCTTACCGAACTGACGCTGCGCCGCGAGGATGGCCGCACGCTCGTTGTGAACGACGCAGTCGTGAATATCTCACGCGAGAAGCACATGGTCCGCACGACGCTCGTCGGGCTGAGCGGTACGATCAAGGAGTACATCTCCAACGGCGACTATGACATCAGTATAACGGTGGGGATTGTGGCCGTGCGCGACGGCGTGATCGTGGACGAATACCCGGAGGAGGGCATCCGTGAAGTGAGGGAGTTCCTCGACGAGAACAAGGCCATCGAAGTGTCGAGTGTGTTCTTCGAGCTGTTCGACATCAGCCGTATCGTGGTGACGCGATTCGCGCTGAACCAAGATACGCACTCGAACCGTCAGACTATCGACGTGAAGGCGTTGTCCGACGAGGACTACGTAATCAAAAACACCGACTATTAAACACCGTTTAAAGGGCCTTTAAACAATGTTTCGGCTGACTGCGAAAATTGAGATCAAAAGTGCGAAGACGTGGCGGTTCGACAAGGTCGCCGGGGTGGAGATCACCCGCGACATCGACACGCTCACCGATACGTGCGTCGTGACGCTGCCGAAAAAAGTCCGCTGGCAGGGCGAGAGTTCCATGCCCATCAAGCGGGGCGACGAGGTGTCGGTGTGGCTGGGGTATGACGGCGAACTGCAATTCGCTTTCCGGGGTTTCATCACGACAATAGGACTGAAAAATCCCACCGAGATACATTGCGAGGATTACATGTTCCTGTTCAAATCGCGGGATGCGAAAAAGATCGCCTACAAGGCGGCCACCATCGAGCAGGTTCTGCGCGATCAGAACCTCGGCGTAAAGTACAAGGTGTTCGGCGAACAGCACATCGGCCAGTTCCGCGTCACGGCGAACACCGTCACCGAGTTGCTCGGACAGTTGAAAGATCAGGGCGGCATCCGGTCGTTCTTTCGCATCGAGGACGGCGAACCCGTGTTGTATTGCGGGGTGCTGTTCGAGCGGGACACGAAATGTAAGCAGGTGTTTGCAACCGGGGTGAACCTGATCGACGACTCGCAGCTCGACGTACAGAACGCCGCCGACGTGAAGATCAAGATACGGGCAATATCCCTGCGGCCGAATAACAAACGGATTCGCGTCGATGTCGGGGATGCCGACGGCCAGCGCCGCACGCTGCACACCTACAATAAGGATGAAAAGGAGTTGAAGGCATGGGCCGAGCAGGAACTCAAACGACTGAAACGCGACGGGCTGGCCGGGTCCTTCACCACCTTCGGGGCCGTGCTGATCGACAAGCTCGACAACATCGGAATCAAGATCGACGGTGTGCGCCGGGGCATATATCAGACGGATAAGAACGTGATAAAATACGGGACGGGCGGGTTCCGGCAGGAGATAACAATCGGATTAAGGGTAGCGGAATGACACTCAAAGAGGCTATACGGGTTCTCGCCATGTCGGGGGCCGAGTTGTACTGTAAGATATGCACGGTGGACGCCGTGGACGAGCAGGCCCGGACGGTGGACTGTACGCCCATCGACGAGAGCGCCCCGCTCGTGGGCGTGAACCTGCAAGCGTCGCAAGACGGCTCGGTCGGGGTTGTGCAGTTCCCGGCCGCAGGCAGTTACGTTGTGGTAGCCTTCATCGACCCGGCCGTGGCCGTGGTCGTGCTGTGCGACCAGATCGACAAGGTGCAGCTCGACATCGGCCGGACATCGGCGACGGTGACGGACGAAGGCATTACGCTGAACGGCGGGCGTCTGGGCGGTTTGGTTATATCGGGAAAGACCGCCGGAAGGCTCAACGCTTTAGAGAACGACATAAACGAGTTGAAAGCGGTATTCTCGGCATGGGTTCCCGCGGGAACAGACGGCGGCGCGGCTCTCAAAACTGCGGCCACGGCATGGGCGAGCCGACAACTGACACAAACCGTCGCTGCGGAGCTGGAAAACGACAGCGTGAAACATTAGGACTGATGCGCGGAATATTGATAGACCCCGAAACGGGCGATGTGCAGGTGACTGCCGGGCGGCTGGCCGTCGGCGATACGACGGCCCAAACGGCCGAGTGCGTTCTGCGGGCCGTGCGCGGGGAGTTCAAAGAACACCCGCTTATCGGGGCCGAAATATTGAAGATGCTCGGCGGGTCCCCGAATCCGATGTGGAAAGCGGATGCAAAGACCATGTTACAGGCGTGCGGATTGTCCGTGTCGCGCGTCGAAATGAAGGACGGACAGATAACGATTGAGTACAATGGCGAAAATAGCACCATCGGATAGGCAGAGCCTCTTGGACATCGCGGTACAGACCAGCGGCGGCGTCGAGGCGGCCTTCGACCTCGCGGCGGCAAACGACGTGAGTGTCTCGGAACCGCTGGAAGCAGGGGCGCAGTTTCAAACTGCGCCCGTGGCTGACAAGATGGTGCTGGAAAGGTACACGGCCCGGCAGATACGCCCGGCGACGGAATTGTCGGACGAAGAAATCGAAGCCGCTCCCTTCGGCGGCATCGGCTATATGGGAATTGAAGTTGATTTTATGGTGCGATGAGAACAATAGCGGAAATAAAGGAGTCCATCGAGGCGGACTTCATGCGCAACGAAACGGCGGCGAAACTTTACGGCTTTACGGCCGGGGACAGTTTCGCGGCCTTCTTCGGGAAACTCTCCGTCGAGAGCGTGCTGTTCTACCTCTTTGCAGTTGCGGCGTGGACGCTGGAGAACATGTTCGAATCGTTCCGCAGCGAGGTGAACGCCAGTATCGACAAAATGAAACCGCACCGCCCGAAGTGGTACCGGGATATGGTGCTGGCCTATATGAAGGACCGGACGCTGATCCACGACACGGACGAATACGACACGGCGGACATGACCGACGAGGAGATCACGGCCGCGCGGGTCGTCAAGCATGCCGTCGCCGACGAGAGCGACGACGCCTCGCTGCTGACGATCAAGGTTGCGGGGGAACAGGGCGGCCGCCGTTGTCCGCTCGACGCGCAGACCGAAAGCCAGCTCAAAGCCTACATCGCCGAGATCAAGGACGCCGGGGTGCGGACGTCGCTGGTGAACATCGCGCCCGACCGCTTCAACTGCGAACTGGACATCTATTTCGACCCGATGCTGCTTGCCTCGGCGGTCGAGAGTACCTGCCGCGAGGCGATACGGAATTACATCGAGAACCTGCCCTTCAACGGCGAATATACCAACATGGCACTCGTGGATCAGTTGCAGAAGATCGACGGCGTGAGGATACCCGAACTCCGGAGCGCAACCACCGTCGCCGCAGGGGAAAGCGTGGTTACTGCGATTGACGCCCGGTGTGTTCCGGCGGCGGGATATTTCGAGATGGGCGATATCAAACTGAACATGAAGGTCTACAATGGGTAAGTACGACATCAACGTGAAACGGCTGGCTCTGCTCCTGCTGCCGACATTTTGGCGCAAGCCGGGATTCGCGGCGCTGGCCTATGCCGCGGTGTCGCCCCTGCAATGGCTGCACACGCAATTCGTGTTGTGGAAACACGATGCCGAGTACCGGGTTCAGAAAAACGGTCAGGTGTGTCATCTGCGGGCTGTGCTGAACGATATGTTCGACCCCATCGACCGCCGTATCACGATCACGGACAATGCCGAGAACGTCGGATATATCATCCTGCACCACCGGGACACCGACCAAAGCGTTCGGCTTCCGGCCCGCGGTTCCGGCCGGGCCGTGATACTGAACCGCCGAGGTTACGGCGGCGTGAACGGCTACGATTTCTGGGTGAACCTGCCCGTCGCGTTGTACGGCAAAGTAGACCTCGCCCAAGTGACGGGTGTTGTGAACACCTACAAATTGGCATCAAAACGATTTTCGATAAACTTCATTTGAAATGAAACAGATACACGGAAGATACCTCTTGCAGCCGAACAAGGACTTTCCCGCCGACTGCGAAATGCTCGACTACCTGCAAACCAACGCGCACGTCGTGTCGATTATCGGCAACATCGCCGGAAACAAGGCCGTGCTGCTCGGATGCGACCCGATGGATAACGGAGCCCGCCGGGCCGAAGGTTACGTATTCCTGCACACGCGGGAGCACCCCGAAGGGGAGGTGCTGTATTGGGAAGGCGGCGCAATCGGCAGCGGCATGTACCTCAAGCAGGAGGTGATCTCCGTGCAGGCGCAGGGCTACGACTATCCGCAGGCATACGTGAAGCGGTCGCTCGCGCCCGGCGTCGGCGATGAAAACTACCGCTGGGAAGATTTCCGCGAGGCCCAATCGCTGCCCACCCTCGACGAGGAACTGGCCGCCCTGCGCAAGACGCTCGCCGACATGAAGCCGTCGCCGCTGGGCATGGTCGAAATGTGGGCTGGGCGCGAGGTTCCCGACGGGTATCTGCTCTGCGAGGGGCAGCAGCTCCGGCAGACGGAGTACCCGGAACTGTTCGCCGCCATCGGTGCGGCCTTCAACAACGGCTACGACTGCAACGGCCGCCAGCTCACGACATCGGCGGGCTTCTTCCGTCTGCCCGACCTGCGCGGCCGATTCGTGGTCGGCTACTACGGCAGCGACGAGGACTACAAGACCCTCGGTGCGGTCGGCGGTAAGAAAACCCACCAGCTCACCGTGGAGGAACTCCCCGCGCACGATCACGGGCTGTTCCTGCAACACGCGGGAAAACGTTTCACGGGCGGCGGCTCGGCGAATGCGCTCAACGAGGGCGACGGCCGCACCTATTCGACGGGCGGGAACAAGCCCCACGAGAACCGCCCGCCGTATTATGCGCTGGCTTACATCATGCGAACGAAATAACACGAGGACGCAATGGCAATTATCACACGGCCACAACTCCGCAAATGGTTCGGGAAAGGGAAATATCCCACGGCCGCACAATTCTCGGACGTTTGGGATAGCTTTTGGCACAAGGACGAGGACAAGATCGCCATCAGCGGCGTCGATGGTCTTGCGGAGCAGCTCAACAGCAAATTATCCGCGGCCGATGGGCGGAAACTCAAAGAAACCGTCGAGCAGACCGCTGGCGACCTCGCGCAACACAAAAAGGAGTCGGACGAGGCCATCGATCAACTCCGCGAACAACTGGATAACCTGCGGTCGGTCGTTGAGAACGACTGCGTGCAGCGAACTACCCGCGTAACCCTTCAAGGAGGGTCTCCGGCGGATTTGATAGGCAACAAATAAACACAAAATACAATGGAAGACAATCAAGCATTGGCGGCGTTGGAGCAAGTTCTGCTGGCGGCTCGCATCGCACACACAACCGGAACCGAGGCCGAATGGACCACGGCGAACCCCGTTCTTCTCAAAGGTGAAGTCGGATTTGTGGAGGGCACGTCCCCCGTGAAATTCAAGGTCGGCGACGGAACGAAAACTTGGTCGGCGCTCGGCTGGGGACAGCCCACCACGCTTGCGCAGCTCGCGGCCGACGCCACACACCGCCTGGTCACGGATACCCAAATCGCGGGCTGGAACAACAAAGCCGAGAAAACGCCAGCCACGCATGCGGCCGACGGTCTGATGTCGGCGGCCGACAAGACGAAGCTCGATGGCATCGCCGCAGGCGCGAACAACTACCAGCACCCGGCGACGCACCCGGCGACGATGATTGTCGAGGATTCGGGCCACCGCTTCGTCACAGATGCCGAAAAAGCCAAGTGGAACGAGGAATATACCATCGAAAAGGTGGCGACAGAGAGTGGATTCGCATCGACGTACCACCTGAAAAAAGGTGCCAACAAAGTTGGCGTGTCAATCAATATTCCGCTCGATCAGGTGCTCAAGTCGTCGTCCATCAAGACCGTGACGACGGCCAATTCGCCTTACTCCGGGGCCAAGCCTGGCGACAAGTACATCGAGTTCCTCTTCCAGAACAACAACACCCCGCAGTACCTGCCCGTGCAGGCTCTAGTCGATGTTTACACGGGCGACGGCCAGTATATCCAAGTGACGGGGTCGAACGTAATCAAGCTCAACTACTCCGTGCTGTCGTTGAAACTGGCGGCCGACTTGAAGAAGTCATACGACAACCTTTACGACCCGAAGGGTGCCGGAGAGGCGGCGGCAAAAGCGGCCATCGCCGAGTTCAGGGCGAGTACGTTCGTCATTCAGTGTACCATCCCCGGAATGAACTGACGCTATGGCAGCTACTGAAAAGATAACCGGGCGGGTTCAATTCCCGATGTTTACGGCGGCCGCGTTGGCCGCCGCAAATCCGGTGCTTCTCAAAGGCGAAGTCGTGTACGAGTCCGACACACGCAGGCGGAAAATCGGCGACGGTGTTACCGCATGGAAGTCTCTCCCCTACGAGTCGGATGGTGAAATGGCAGGCAGTATTCACGCTTCACAGATCACTACGGACGAAACGCACCGTTTCGTGACCGACAGCGAGAAAAAGACGTGGGGCGATAAGGCCGCCAAAGACCTGTCGAACGTAACGCTGACAAAAGCGTTCTCATCCAACGGTTACTACAAAGCACCCGATGGGCTGATGTTTCAATGGGGAATATCCCCCGGCGGGGCGTATCAGTACTATTTCAGTCCTGCATTCATCGCAAAGCCGTTCGGATGTTTTCTGACGGCGCATTTCGGCAACGGCAACGTCATCACAGCCGCGTCGTATGTGGCGCTGACCGCCCAATATTTACGCTACCAATCGCGGTGGGCGAACCTCACCGACAAGGACGGAGGTCTCGTATCCTCTACCGAAACCGTCCATTGGCTGGTGATCGGACGCTGGAAATAAAATACAGAAAGATATGAAATACTGGAAACAAGGATTTTATGACGAACCCGTCGATGGCGGTGTAGAGATCACCGACGAGAGGTGGTTGGAACTGATCGACGGGCAGGCAGCAGGTATGCTGATTACCGAGGATGAGCAGGGCAGCCCTGTTTTGACGGAATATGTCAATAGCGTCCCGGTGCCGACCTGCGAACAGCGAGTGCAGCAGAGCATCCGAGAGCGGTATTCGGTCGCCGACGAGCTGGCGATACTCCGCCAGCGGGACACCAAGCCGGACGAGTTCGCGGCATATTTCGAATACGCCGAGCAATGCAAGGCGCAGGCAAAAACACAGACGCAGTTATGAAAGGCAGAATACAGCATCCAATGTACACGGCGGTCGCGCTGACCGCGGAGAATCCCGTACTACTCGCCGGAGAGGTTGTCTATGAATCCGACACAGGCCGTCACAAGCTCGGAGACGGCGTGAAGGGTTGGAATGCTCTCCCGTATGCTGGGGGGGGGGGAATTTTGAGGGCAATATCCCGGCCGCACAGGTAACACAACGAGTAGAGCAGGATGGCAGACACCTTTTTGTGTCTGACACGGAAAAATCGGCGTGGAATAACAAGGCTGCGAAGGACCTTGCGAACGTTTCGCTGGGAAAACTGTTTTCAACCAACGGTTATTACAAGGCGCCCGACGGGCTACTGCTGCAATGGGGCTATAACACCGGAAGCGATTCAACGGGAACCACAACCATTTATTTCCCGACGACCTTTTATGCTGTACCGTACAGTGTCGTTACCACGGTAGCCTTCGGTGCAAAAACAGGCGTTGCATCGGCTTCGGTGAACAGCAAAACCGCATCGTATTTTATTGCCCGAAAAAGTTATGCGCAGAATGCAGGAGCAAATCCTGCGGGAGAACCCCTGTATTGGATTGCCATAGGCCGCTGGAAATAAAGACAACAGATTCATTGATTGTGTAAATACTTAAACCGCACTCGTCATTTTTTTGAAATTTCTGAACTATGATAGACCATATTTTCGCGGCGATACGTCCGCAGCTCATCATCCTCACGATCGTTTACCTGCTCGTGCTGTTCGTGATCTTCCTCGACCTGTGGGCAGGTATCCGCAAAGCCCGCAAACGCGGGGAACTGCGCTCATCGCTCGGCTACCGCAAGACCGTCGAGAAGATCGCCAAGTATTTCAATCTGATTTTCGTGGTGACGGCAATTGACGCCGTGCAAATGCTCACCGTGTGGCAGGTCAACGAGCAGACCGGAAGCCGCCTGCCGCTGATTCCGATTCTGACGGTATTGGGGGCCATGTTCATCGGCTTCATCGAGCTGAAGAGCGTATATGAGAAGTCCGAGGATAAGGAAAAGGCCAAGATCGCGGATGCGGCGGCAGTTCTCGGATCGGCGTTGAAGAACCGGGAGACGCAGGGCATCGTGGCCGCGGTGCTGGAGTACATGGAGAGAGCAGGTCGGCAGTCCGGCAGCCCCCGCGGCCCGGCCAGAAGCGAGCAAGCCCCCGGCCCCGAATTCATGCCGACCCCGGATATTTACGACGAAACGGAAGAACAACTATGACACCGAAAGAATTTAAGAAAACCTACTGGCCGGACATCGCGGCCTCCTGCGAGGAAACCGGGCTGAACCCGCTCTTCGTGGCCGCGCAGGCCGCGCTCGAAACTGGCTGGGGGAAGTCCGCCATCGGGCACAACCTGTTCGGCATAACTGCCACGAAGAAGTGGCGCGGGGCGGTGAAATACGTGCGGACGTTCGAGTACTTCGAGGACGATCAGCAGGGCCACCGATTCCCCAAAGTGCATTCCATTACGCGGATGCCGGACGGGCGCTACAAATATGTCGTAGACCGGGCTTTCCGCGATTATCCCTCTGTCCGGGAGTGTCTCACCGACCACTCCCGAATTTTGCTGACCGAATGCTATGCCCCCGCGATGCCGTACAAGGACGACGTGTACCAGTTCGCCTACCGGGTTGCGGCCTGCGGATACTGCACGGCCAAGCCGGCGGATTATGCGGGGCTGATTCTCAAAATCTCCAAAACGCTCGAAAAGGCATGAAACGCTTCCTGCTCATAGCCCTGCTTATAGCGGGCGGCCTGTTGTGGGTGCAGAGTGCGCGGCTCCGCTCGGAAAAGCGCGAGCGCCGCCGGTTGGAGTCGAACCAGACCGCGCTGATGTCAGATGTCGAAATCTACCGGACAAAGGCAGGCAAGGCCGCTGCGTCGAACATGGTGCTGAATCTCCGCGTCTCGGAGCTGGAGCGGCTCCGGGCGGCAGATGCCGAGAGCATCCGCGACCTCGGCATCAAACTCCGCCGGGTAGAATCGACGGCCAAGACGGCGACGGCGACCGTCGTAGAGCTGCAGGCGAAGCTCCGGGACACAGCCATCGTCCGGGAGACCCCGGCCGGGGCGGTCATTATCGACTCGATGCAGACATTTCGCTGGCGCGATCCGTGGGTGACGGTCGAGGGGTTGATCGAGCGCGACTCGGTCGCGTGCCGCGTCGAGAGCATCGACACGCTCCGGCAGGTCGTACACCGGGTACCGCGGCGGTTCCTCTTCATCCGCTGGGGAACCAAAGCGATACGGCAGGAGGTCATGTCATCGAACCCGCACACGCGAATCGTCTACACCGATTATATCGAACTTAAAAAACGGAACCGATGAAGAAATTTCTGAAAACAACATGGGCGGCACTACTCTACTTGTGGCAGCTCCCGCAGAACCTGCTCGGCCTTGCGTACTTGGCATTCTGTTTCGACCGCGTGAAAATCACCGAGCAACGCGGGGCCGTGTTCTATGCGACAAAGCATGTGCGGGGCGGCATGACGCTTGGGCGGTACGTCTTTATCGCACCGGGGAACATCGACCGGGAACCGGTCTACGACCATGAGTTCGGCCACGTCCGGCAGTCGCGGCGCTGGGGCTGGCTATGGCTGCCCGTATTCGCGATTCCGAGCGGCCTGCACAACCTTTTCTGCCGCGCGGCGAACTACTACCACTTTTACACCGAAAGGTCGGCAAATCGGCTCGGAGGCGTGCCCAACTATGCCGGGGAATATCACTATCACATGGACGGCTTGATTGTCACCTATTGGGATAAGCTGGTCGCACTCAAGAACAAATATTTCAAATGATGTTCAGGGAAATTTTTTCCCTGAACATACGAATCCCCACCGACAATCGGTGGGGATTTTGCTACAAAACCCCTTGATAGTTCAATAAGAGCGGATTTGCATCCCGAATATCCTGCGGTGTATATACATCAGTCATCAATAAAGACGAGTGCCGCGCCTGTTCTTTAACTGAAAGGGTATCATACCCAGCACGGAGCATCGCGGTAATTCCGGTATCCTTCAGACTGTAAAATTTGTACTCTTTGGGAAAGCGGAGTGCAGGGCGGATTTTCCGGCTCCAAAAGTCGCGGTAAGTCTTTTCGTTTACCCATTCCGGCCCCGGTCTAAAATCCTTGGAAAAAATATAGTAGGTACCCGGAGCATCAAAATACCCAAGTTCGGCCATCAACTCGATAATTTTCTGGGGTATAGTAACACATGCCGAACGCTTATTTTTCGAGATTGTATCGTCAATATAAACCGTCTGTTTACTGACGGATATATCACACAGCCGGAGTTTGGCAATTTCCTTCGGTCGGATAAGCATGTAGTGTAGAAAGTAGCAAACCAGAAGGAAGTAGCGGTTATTCTCCTGAAGCCAATCATGCAGGCGCTGCATATCATCCACGGCAATAACCTTACGTTCTTTCTTGAGCAAAGCCTTGCCAATACTGACCAACCCATCCGTCGGTTTTTCTTTGGTATACAGATGTTGCACCAAAAAGGCGCTGAACGACCGAAGGAAAGCCAAATAATTGTTGCGTGTGCGTGGTGAATTCTCCCGTTCGATATAGACATAGTCCAGAAAACGAACACAGAAAGCCCGGTCGAATTGATAGACATACCGTATAGACACTCGCTGATTATCGTTCCATTCTTCCAT